CAAGCGTGGTGACTACTTTGCGATAGGTGTTGGTGGTGCTGTAACAGGTAAAGGTGCTGATATTCTCATAATTGATGACCCCCACTCGGAGCAGGAGGCACAATTAGGGCAGTACAACCCTGATGTATACGATAAAGTGTACGAATGGTACACATCAGGACCTCGTCAGCGTCTACAACCAGGAGGTGCCATCATACTTGTGATGACCAGATGGTCAAAAAGAGACTTAACAGGGCAAATTATCAAGAGTATGTCCGAAAGAGAGGGTGCAGATGAGTGGGAAGTCATAGAATTACCTGCAATTATGCCTTCTGGTAAGGCATTATGGGGTGAATTTTGGAGTTTAGAGGAGTTAGAGAGCCTAAAAGCTGAATTACCTGTTGCAAAATGGAACGCACAGTACCAACAAGACCCCACATCCGAGGAAGGAGCGTTAATTAAGCGTGAATGGTGGCAGGAATGGGAAGAAAATGAGCTACCACCCTGTGAATGCATCATTCAATCATGGGATACAGCGTTTTTAAAGACAGAAAGAAGCGATTATAGTGCCTGTACCACATGGGGGGTGTTCTATCACTACAAAGATGTCGATCAGAGCCGACCCCACCTCATCCTACTAGATGCATTTAAGGAAAAGCTAGAATTTCCAGAGCTAAAACGAGCCGCATACGATAAATATTGGGAATGGGAGCCTGATCAGATGATTGTAGAGGCAAAAGCTTCTGGTGCGCCGCTTGTATTCGAACTTAGACAGATGGGAATACCTGTTACAGAGTTCACCCCCACTAGGGGTAACGATAAAATTGCAAGAGTAAACGCAGTTACTGATTTGTTTTCTAGTGGCAGTGTGTGGTATTATTCAGCTAGATGGTCTGATGAGGTTATCGAAGAATGTGCATCTTTTCCATCTGGTGAGCATGATGATTTAGTTGACAGCACCACACAGGCACTGTTAAGATTTCGTCAAGGTGGATGGGTTCGTGCTGAAAGAGACGATTGGGATGACGAGCCAAAATACAGGAGACCAGTTGAATACTACTAAGGAGCAGTCATGGCAGAATCAGCAGAAAGAAAAAAAAGATTAGAAGAAAGTAGAAAAAGAGCAAAGGAGATAGACAAGACGGTGAACCGTGCGCCTTTTTCTCCAAAGGATGATGTTAAGGTATCACCAGGCTCTAAAGTAAAAAAAGAATCTAGACCAAAACCAAAATCAACAAAGTTCAATGAAGCTTTAACACCAAAGAAGGTTTCACCAGGTTCAAAAGTTAGAAAAGAATCAAGAGATAATAAAGCAACACCTGTTAAACTTGTTAAAAAGACAACAGTAGACGCGGCTCCTGCAAAGAAAGCTACTCCAAAAGGTCAGGCAGAAAAGGGTGCTAGTCCTTTAGCTAATAAACCTAGAACCATAGCTGAAGCCAAAAAGAGAGGCGAGGTTTACTTTTTTGATAGTAAAGGCGTAAAGAAGATAGCCGCTACTGCAGCAGACTTAAAGAGAACAGGTCTTAGTCTACGAGAGTATGCAAATAAGTTTGCACCGAAAAAAGTAACAAAGAAAAAAGCCGAAGCCTTAAAAGGATTTGCCGCTACAAAGAAAAGAGGTGGTGGTGTTATGAAGAAGAAAAGCTACGCAGGTGGGGGTGCCATGAAGAAGAAGGGTGCCAGAGCAGGTGGAGTAATGAAAAAGAAAGGTATGGCTGCAGGTGGTAGGAATACCATGAAAAAACAAATGATGCGTGGTGGCGGCATGGGTATGATGAAGAAAAAGATGATGGCTGGCGGTGGAGCCATGAAAAAGAAGGGTTACGCTATCGGAGGTGCTATGAAGAAGAAAGGCATGAAGAGAGGTGGTAAGCCCATGAAGATGAGAGGTGGAGGACTAGCCACTAGAGGCACAAACTTCAGAATTAGATAATGGCTGTAGATAAAAACCTTGAACCCTTTGAGGTTGATGTCGAGGGTGATCCATCCGAATCAGAGTTAAAGGTAGAAATAGTAAATCCAGATGCTGTGTCAATAGAGACAGAGGACGGTGGTGTCGTTGTAGACTTTGAAGGTAGTGCTACAGAAGAACTTACGGGTGCAGACCACAACTCCAATCTAGCAGAATATATTGAAGATAAAGACTTGGAAGAAATGGCATCTGATTTAGTCAGTGATTTCGAATCAGATAGAACATCAAGAAAAGAATGGTCTAGGTCTTATGTTAAAGGTCTTGATCTTCTTGGTATGAAGATAGAAGAACGAACCCAACCTTGGGAAGGAGCTTCAGGTGTTTTCCATCCTTTGCTGTCAGAAGCTATCGTTAGGTTTCAGGCGCAGGCAATGGGGGAAATATTTCCTGCGTCAGGACCTGTCCGAACAAAGATCGTAGGAAAACAAACAAAAGAAAAGAACGAACAGTCAAAGCGTGTAGAGCATGAGATGAACTATATGCTAACGGAGGAGATGACAGAGTATCGTGATGAAACAGAGCAGATGCTCTTTCGTTTACCTCTTGCAGGATCAGCATTTAAGAAAGTCTATTACGATCCAATAATGGAAAGACCATGTGCTATGTTTGTTCCTGCTGAAGACTTTGTAGTTTCTTATGGTGCGTCTGATCTGATGTCGTGTTCACGATATACTCATGTTATGAAGAAAACAGAAAACCAAGTAAGAGAGCTACAGGTCAATGGATTTTACAGAGACGTAGAACTACCAGAACCAACAAGAGACGAATCAGACATACAAGAGAAGTATGATGAGATGGATGGCAGTGAAGCTGTCTATGATGATGACGATAGGTATACTATACTAGAGATGCACGTTGATCTAGAAATGCCAGAACCTTTCGAAGATAAAGATGGCTTGGCACGACCCTATATAGTCACCATAGATAAGTCATCTAGAACAATACTATCGATTAGAAAGAACTGGTATGAAAGCGATGAAAAGAAAACTAAGCGACAGCATTTTATTCATTATAGATATCTTCCTAGCCTTGGGTTTTATGGTACAGGACTTATTCATCTTATTGGTGGGTTGGCTAAATCGGCTACGTCTATACTTCGTCAGCTTATTGATGCAGGTACTCTATCGAATCTTCCTGCTGGTCTTAAAGCTCGTGGTCTCCGTATTAAAGGGGATGACTCGCCTCTCATGCCTGGTGAGTTCAGAGATGTCGATGTGCCTGGCGGTGCGATACGAGATTCCATTACGTTTATACCTTATAAAGAACCATCCTCAGTATTGTACCAGTTGTTGGGAAATATTGTCGAAGAGGGAAGACGAATTGGGTCGATAGCTGATGTTCAAGTGGGTAACATGAACCCTAACGCTCCAGTGGGTACCACTCTAGCTTTGCTAGAAAGGTCGATGAAAGTCATGTCTGGAGTGCAGTCTAGACTTCATGCATCGCTAAAAAAAGAACTCAGAATATTAGCAAAGTGCATACACGATTTTATGCCATCTGATTATTCCTACGAGATAGAGGGTGATTTCTCTAGGACAAAAGATTTTGATGGCAGAATAGATGTGATACCTGTATCTGACCCTAATGCATCTACAATGGCACAGAGGGTAACGCAGTATCAGTCAGCCCTACAGTTAGCTCAACAAGCTCCTCAGCTATACGATATGGGTAAGTTACATAGGCAGATGTTAGAAGTATTAGGCATACAAGATGCTGATAATATTATAAAACTACCAGAAGACATAAAGCCTAAAGACCCTGTTGCAGAAAACATGGCTATAATGAAACAAGAGCCAGTGAAAGCGTTTAAGTATCAGGATCACGAGGCACATATAGCAGTGCATAAAGCCGCAGCTGAAGACCCAAAGATAGCTCAAATCATAGGTCAGTCACCCTTTGCCGCAGCTATACAGAACTCTATGGCGGCTCACATAACTGAACACGTTGCATTTCAATATAGAAAAGAAATGGAGTTACAGTTAGGAACATCTCTACCAGATGAGGACAAGCCAATACCAGACAACGTAGAAGAACAGTTGTCTAAACTAGTTGCTAAAGCATCAGAGAAAGTGTTGAATAACAGCAAAGCAGAGGTAGCTAATCAACAAGCAAAAGAAGAACAGCAAAATCCACTTACAGTATTACAGCAGAAAGAAATGGCTCTAAAAGAAGCTGAGTTTGCTCACAAGAAAGAAATGGACATAGCAAAACTTAGAGTAGA